TCGGCAGTCGCCCCACTCTCTATTCCATCAAGTTTTGTACCATCAGTGGCTATATCTCTGCCATCAACTGTTCCTGTGACTGCAATGTTTCCTGTAACTGTAGCTCCACCCTCAGCTTCAAGTTCTGTACCATTGATTAATTTAAAGGCTGTACTTGTGAATCTTGCTGTAATTACATTTGAACCAGCCTTCCTGTGTGCAAATTCGATAATTCCATCTTCCGTTCCAGAACTGGCATCACTTATTTTTCCTGTAATCTTTGCATAAACTTCCTTGCTACCATCATCACTTTCGCCAGTAAATTTAAGCTGACCTAAATAATCCGCATCTGCTGGTGATGCACTATTTCTATAAAGTTCTAATTCTGGAGCGGCAGAACTTCCAGCATCAGTTGAGGTAATTGTTAAGTCATTAGTTACAGAATTAGTTATATACCCTGCTCCATTTGTGATTGCATTATTGTTTAATGAAATATTTGACGTTCCATCAAAGCTAACTCCTGCAATAGTTCTGGCATTGGCTAAAGCAGTTGCAGTTGCCGCATTTCCTGTACAAGATGCAGATGAACCTGTTGTATCTTGATTTAAAGTAGCAACTCTAGCTGCTGCAATAGTTCCAGAAGCAATATTACTACCATTCAAATCAGTAAGTGCAGATCCGTTAAGTGCTGGCAATGTAGAAGGAAATCTTGCATCAGGCACAGTTCCTTCTCCAAGATCATTTGCATCAAGAGAAGCATATTCTGCTTGACCTATAGCAGTTGAACCCGAACCAGAAATACTTTTTATTTTTAAATATTTATCAGCGGCAATTTGATTATCTGGAAAAATTAATGTATAAGACTGTCCTGCACTGTGAGCAGGTGAGGCTAACTTTATCCCATGACTTTGTGCAGAGCAGTTCAGTTGTAATTTGCCATCGTTACCTCCAGCACCTCTTACTTCAACAACTCCAGTGCCATTCGGTTCAATTTTTACATTGCCATTACTTGTAGCTGTAGTGATTTTATTGGATTGAACATCTAAATCACCCCCTAATTGTGGTGTAGTATCATCTACTAAATTTGTTTCAACTGCTGCCCATGAAGTAACTCCTGATCCGTTTGTTTTTAAGAAATATCCGTTTGTACCGCCATTTGGAGGTAATTGAAAAACAGGATTACCAGAGAATTGAGCATGGGGTGGTGCTTTTACTGCTACATAATGAGCATTACTAACCTCACAATATAAACGAACTTCAGATTGAGATCCTGTATTTTTTACTCCTAAAATACCACTAGATATAAACTTTGAGTTCATATCTAAATCTCCTCCGAGTTGCGGAGTCGTGTCACTAACAACATCTGTTATAAAACCTGCACCATTAGTAATAGCATTGTTATTGAGTGATATGTTTGCTGATCCGTCAAAACTTACCCCTGCTATCGTTCTTGCAGTCGTAAGAGTATCAGCCGATCCAGCTACAATACCAACAGCAGAACCTCCATCATTTCTACTGAATAACTTGCAATTACTGGTGCGTATCGCTAATTCACCTACAGAAAGGTCACTAGCTGATGGATCGCTACCACTTGCTCTTTTTAATTTAATTGTGTTTGCCATTGGTAAGCCCTCCTAAGTTTTAGTAGCTACCACCATCTATATTGAAGCTGGAGGCACTTTCATCTTCCAAAAATGTCACTAAATCAGATAAAGCAACTTGTTTCATTGTTCCAGCATCATTACAGAGAAATCTATCTGCTGCTGCCAAAGTAGTTGAAGTAGCGGAAGTTCCACCATCAATTAAATTCAATTCCGTAGTTGTTACAGTTGCTCCGTCCAAAATTTCAATCTCTGTCGAAGTAAGAGCAGCTAAAGCAGCAGATCCTCCTGATTGACAGGAAGATAAATTTGTCAAGTCTGTGGCTGATGCTTGTGCTCCAAGACTTGCCCTTGCAGTTGCACCCGATTCAAGAACAAAGTTAGAACCATTACCAACAATAAAGTTGCTATCAGTTGGAGATAAACCTGCAATATCAGATAACTGTGCATCAAAAGCCTGTACATCAGAACCAATAGCTAAACCTAGTGCAGTCCTTGCACTTGACGCTGAGGTTGATCCTGTACCCCCATCACTAACAGCCAAAGTTCCTGTAATTGAACTAGCAGCAAGATCAACGGCAATTTCAGTTGACTCAATAACAAGTCCACCATTAGCTTTTAAATCTACGCTCATCACTGAACCAGCCCTATCTAATCCATCACCTGCTGACACTCCAGATCCAGTACCCGAAAACTGCGTGAAAACAATATTATTAGTGCCTACGACATCTGATCCTTTGTCTGAAGAAACAACAAAACCAGAATCAGCATTAGCAGTTCCCTGTTCTACGAAAGCAAAGGCACCAGCTACCGTAGCTCCATTTGCAAAATCATCTGCCCTTGTAGGAGCACCAGAAGCATTGACTGTATAGATACCATTTTCGGTCTGAGTACTCTGATCTTTAAGTAATATTCGATCATTCGTTGCCAAAGTTATACCATCTACTGTTTGACCATTAGCAAAAGCAGAGGATAATGTTCCATTTGCAGTGCTCGCTACTTTTACAGAATCCTTTACATCTAATCCTTGGCTAACATTGTCTACATACGACTTAGACGCAGCATCACCAGAACTTGTAGGTGTAGCTAAGTTTGTAATCTTCTGACTGTTGGCACTAACAGCAGCCGTAGGTGCTGCCATTTGATCTAATCTATTTGCTTGAACACCAGTATCAAAGTCAGAAATTTTTGTATGAGCTAAAGAAGGAATATCATCTGATACTAAAGCTCTAAACGTAGGTGCTCCATTACTTCCATTAGGTGCAGCTAGTACTCTATTTGCGGTTTGTGATGTTGCCTTATCAAAAAATGCTCCCTTACCTCCTATCGCTTCAATAGATGTCGCAGATCCTCCTGCTCCTCCTGTTCCTTTACCAATAACTAATACTTCATCACCCTCTCTAAATGCTATCTCTGCATTTTCTAACGAGGTTGGGTTTGAAGATCCAGTAGATCTTTTTATTCTAATTGTATTAGCCATCAGAAATTACCTCCATCGACAAGTGTTAGTGTGGTTGTTGTGTTGTCTGCTTTAAATGTATCAGAAGCAGCGTGATAATACAGCACAGCATTATCAACTTTTCCAGAAACATCAAAAGTAAGACCCTCAACGGATCCTACTGGACCCTGAGGTCCGACCGTGGTGATCTCAACTGTAGTTACATCAGAAACTTGAGAAACTACAACTTGATTGGGATTACTCATGCTGTATAGCCTTCACTTATAAATAGTTTACCCTCTAAATAATAGTTTTTGCTACCTCCTGGTTCTGTTAGTAATACGTCATAAAATAAAATACTGGGAGTAAAATTTGTTGTATCCGTATCACTTAAAGAAATATCTACGATTCCATTAGTTCTGTCAGTATATGCAACAGTCCAATCAGCAAACTTTGTACTCCTATCTTCGTTATAAACCTGTGCTGCAACAGTGTATCCTGTTAAATTTATAGCTGATCCAGTTGAATCTTTAAATGTAAGTCTTATAGGAAAATCTGCTCTCCTTTCAACAGTAAAATTCTTTTTTCCTGGAATGATTGCCATTTATTTTACATCTAAAGAAACAGAACAATGAATTACATTGCTTGACTTTATTATATAATCAATCCTGTCAATCGCATTAGCAGCCGTAGATAAAGTTGGTGCAGAACCTCCTACGAATTTAAAAGCACTATTAAAACTTGCTGTTCTTGATCCAGTTCCATCTTGTGAAATAAATATAGATCCACTTTGTCCTACTACTTGATTGCTAGGTGCAGCAAAGGTTCTATTACCAGCCAAAGTAACAGAATGATGACAGGCAGTAGCCATATCAATAGTAATTGTCGAACCATCAGATAATGCTGTAATATTTGAAGCTGCCCCACCAGTAAGAGATAAACCACCTGATACAACTTCTAATTTCGTAGATCCGCCTAATTGTAGTTGTAAATTACCTGTACCAGTTTCATTAATAACAGAGTTTGAACCAGAATGGCTAATCGTAAGATCGGAAGAAGCTCCAAATACTAGCTTTGCATTATCGGCAAATTCAAGAGCATCGTCAGATTTATCCCATGTGACATTGTAGTTATCACCTTGAAAAGTAACATCAACTGTTGTCAATGTACCTGTCATTGTTCCGCCAGCCACAGGAAGTAAACCTAGATTTGCTGTGTCTATATTACCTATTTCAGTAAAAGCACCATTACTTGAATTTCTTATCTTTAAAATATTTGTAGTGGTATTAAGAAAAGGCATACCAGCAACACATTGACTTGCAGCTAAATCACTGGATTTAGAATTACTTGATTGAATCGCAGCAAAAACATTGTTGAGATCAATTCTTACATTCGCTCCTGATGCATTTTCTATTGTATAATTTGTTACGTCAGCCATAGTTAATAACTATTTTCCTCCATGTTACCCTCCTTTGCCGAAACCAACAGCACTGTAAGTAAAGTTCCTATCAATACTAGCATTACTTGAGTTCTTGAAATGAACTGTAAAACCAGTTCCAGTTATACTTGAAAGCTCAAAGAAATCACCTGTAGCCATATTCTGAGGAGAGATATTAACAGAAGGTAAGAAACTGTTCAAATTACCGAGTGCAGACGTTCCAACAAAGAATGGTGCTGTGAATGTCACTGCCTTTGCTCCTGCTCCAGACGCAATAACAGATGACTGTTCTGTTCTTGATGGCATTGTCGCTGTATAACCTGCCTGTTGTAAATTCATATTCTGAGCAACGTCATTAGTCTCTAAAGTAATTCTGAATTGAAAACCTCTACCTTTAAATGTTCCATTTGCAAAATCGTTAAATGATGTATATGTAGGTGAACTACTGGGATTGTCTGTTGTAGTTCTTACCGCTATTTTTGCATTTGCATCATTCGCAACTGTTCCATCAAAATCTGTCCAAGTATCAATATTATCTGTTCTGTTATCAAATTCATCCCCTACATAAAAACCAGATCCTTGAAAATGTCTTTTAATGGTAAGAGAGAATGTGCCACCAAGATCAAGAGTATCTACAAAATCATACGTTCCAGTTGCATTAGATGAAGGATTTGTAAGTTTTAAACCTCCAAGAGTAGCATCGTAAGAAACATTAGACTTAGTACCATTATAAGGTGTTCCGTCAGTGTCCTCTCTATCAGTTTTAACAGTAATCGAATCTAAAATATCTACAGCAGAAACAGTTACACTTGCTGCATTTTCACTAAATCTGCCACCATCATCTTGAAACTTAAGAAGATACGTTCCAGGTAAAGCAGGTGCTATAACCTCCGTTACATTTCCTGCTGCTGCTTCAACTATATCCTGTGAAGCTTGAAAAGTTGCACTGCCTCCAATTTGATTTGTATGTCTTACATAAACACGACCACCATGCAAAACATCAATGGCAGTTGCCTGTTTAAATCTAAGTCTTACAAATTGTTCATTAATAGGCTCAATGGTTAAATTAGTTACATCTTCTGGTAATGCGGTTTTACCTACTGCTGTAAACGTAGTTGTAGTAGCATTAGTTGATAATTCTAAAGATAAATTATATGAAAAGACTTCAATAGTATAAGTACCTTTCTTTGTATCTAACAGTTCAAAATCACTACTAAATACAACCTGTGAAACATAATTATTATCTTCAAATTTGTAATTAACTAAATACTGAGTAACTCCCTGCACAGGTTGCCAATCTATAATTAATTTACTTCTTGCAATGTTGTTAATGACAACTGTTTTTTCTTCAACTGTTAAATTACTTGGTGATGGTACAGGTGCATTAAGTAATGAAATATTTCTGACAGGTAAAGTTGTACCATTTTCTATAAAATCATATTTACCTTCTACATAAGTTAATGCTGTAATAACATAGTTAATATCATCTTGCTCTTCAACTTGAATAACTCTAAATAATTGAGTCTGTAAATCTGTACTAGAAATAACATAAGGTGAATTTACATTTGGTGCGGAACTAAATGCAGATTGAGTAGATCCGTCTAATTTCGTAACACTATTTATGGTCAATGTTGCACCACTTATTGATATAACTGAACCTGTTTCAATAGTTCCATCAGATAATATCACTGATATTGTCATAGAATTAGATAGATCAGATATTGTTGTATCAGAAAAATTATCAATAGTTACAGTGGTAGTTGTTGCGGCTACAACACGACCACCTCTTCTAGCTCCTGCTCTTACTGGATCGTTCACCTCAATCACAGATCCAGGTCTTACAACGACACCAGAATCTATAGAAGTGGTAAAAGTAATAGTTTCAGATTCATTTTGTTCAGCGAAAAGTATTGCACGACCTAATCTGGCAGCTTGATTACGAGAAGTACAGGCAAAAGCTTTAACCTGTTTTACTATCGTTCCAAATTTAGATATAGCTGTAGCATCCTCTACAACTTCGAAGTCAACTTCTTTTGAATCCATATTGAAATAGCTGACAGATATAACACTATGTCTAGTTTTTAAACTACTACCTGAGTAATTAAAACCACCTTCTCCCACATTTGCCAAGTTAAATAAATAACTGGCTGATGTTGGTTTATCCTGAGATATTGTTATACCACCAGCTGACCATATAGGCATACATCTCATCACACCTGCCAAATCATTTATTGCTGCAAATGCTTCCTTTGGACTTTGAATATTTACATTGCAACTGAATCTAGCCTCTTTTGCTCCTGATCCTGTACCATCATCAACTTCTTCATTGGCAAACTTACTTGCTGCTACAAAACTAAATAAATCTAAATTACTGTCTGTAATATGATTTCCTAACCCATAACGAGTGTTAGTAAGTAAATCAAGCAGACACATTGCAGGACAGTTAGTGTAAGTTGCTGCACCCATTACTCCATTGAATATATAGCCAGTTGGATAGACTATTCTTCCTGTTGCATTATCAACAGTAGGAGTACCAGAACTGGAAGCACCTACTCCTGGTATTCTCACCTTTACACCTCTTATACGAAACTTTCTTGTAGGAATACTATTGAACTGTTTACTATCAAAACGAAGAGAGACATAAGAACTGTTTGGGTAAGTTGAACTATTGTCTATAACTTCTTGAATACTTGTAAACTGAAAAGCATTGACTCTGGCTGATTCTGTGCTGTCGGCCGTGACACGAACCACTCTTATATCAACAGGAAAAGCACCAGTAATATTAATTCTGTGATCTCTAGCATAGGCATCTGCTGTACGACCACTGACGGAAGTGGTAATTATATCTGAAAAACCACCTGAGTTATATTGAACCTGTATTTTATATGCGACAGTATCTCCTCTTATATCTCCATCATCTTCAGCTACTTGTATCTGAGGCCAAGTCAAAGTAACAATAACAGCATCAACATCTGTATTTGTTATCTGCCTTGTGACGGGAGCAGAGGTAGTTACAGTTGTTCCTACAGCAGTAGGTGATCTACTTTCGGCAGGAATCCCTGTCATTGCAGTTTGATTAGACGTTCCAAACTTTGATTGAAACCCTACATCTTGGAAGTTAAAATCAGTTGTGGCTGGACTAGCACTGGTAGCACTTGCATTAAGGATTGGAGTGTCATTAAGAAAAATATCCTTAAGACTTGCATTGTTATAAGCAGTTGTACCTTTGGTTAAACCTTCTTTTGATGCAGACGCAAATCCTTCTATCTCACCTTCAGAGATTAAATCTTGAATAGTGGCAAAACTCCTACTGTGTAAAGTATCAGGAGCACGATATGGGGGAGGAGGAGGTTTTGGTCGTCCACCACCAGCACCTTTAATAATTTTAGTTTCGTCTGTCATGCTTCCACCTGATTAACATCTGTTGCAGCAGAGATGACTACTGAACCAGTAATAATCTCACCATAAACTATAGGAACGGGAGTACCAGCCCTTGATGTATTCTGCACTCCACCGAAATTAAAAGATAATCGTGGATCTTCTTCTGAATTAAATTCTTGCGGTTTTGGCAAAGGAAATAACATTTCACTTACGCCTTGCAAGGTTAACGCAGCACCTATTCCAAATATTCCTTTCTGAATTAAACCTACTTTGGCAAAACCTTTAGAAAAAGCAACACCTAATCCTGCTGAAGTACCAAAAGACATAAATGATAAACCAATTAAAGCAGCACCACCAAAGATTTTTCCAACATTACCACCTGCTCCAGCTATAACTGGTATAAAATGTATGTCCTGCCTTCCAACAGGATAATCAATTTCATCTTTATCAATATCATAATTACCTACCTTTACCTGATAATACTGTGGACTCATGTGTTCTTCCAAACCAGGAAAGTTATGTATTAAGAAACTTACTGCTTTGGCAACATTATCAACCTGCACTTCAAACTCTTTGTGACCAACAAACTCTTTAAGCTTTCCATATAGTTTTACTTTACGAAGCATAGCGATACCTACCTCCTGTACATTTTAACAACCATTCAGAATAAGGCTCTTTACAAGATAGTCTATCTGCTAAATGATGTAAAACATCCCCATCTAAGAAAATAGCCACATGATTTAATCCTTGCCCAAAGATACTCATTGCTAAAACATCTCCATTTATTAGTTTTTCTTCTGGATCTAGTAATTTGAAACCTCTACTTGGTAAATACCTTTCAAATACTGGATCTGCTAAAAAATCTTCTACTTTCGCTGGTCTTTGATAATCTAATAATTTAATATTTTTTTCTTCTTTGTACCAATCAACAACTAATGACCAACAATCTGTTATACCCCATACCCATTGCCTACCTAATATTGGTGCTTTATATCCTGATGGTTCTAAATATCCCCACTGCTCTGTTTTGGGATTAACAATATGCCACGGAAGTCCACTTTGTTCACAACTGATCTTATCTGCCTGACTTGCAATCGGAGGAGTTACAGGATGACTATGAACTACAGCTACGATCTCACCTGTCTTATCTGCCTTCACATAATCTTCTGGATCTAAAATAAAACATTGATGATCTGTTAAGGCAAGATTACGACAAGGAAAATATCTTTCTTTACCCTTTACATTCAGTAGTAATCCAACAGCTTCTTTAGGATCTTGGTCTTTCGCATGAACCAATGCTTTATCTTTCCAAGACATTAGTTAAACGTGCCAATAGAAGCAAATATAGAACGAGTTGCCTGACGACCAGGAATCCTTATACCTGCAAGATCAGTCGGTGCAGCCAGTTCAAACTCCACTACCTCTCTGTTCTCTGCTGACTTTCTATCAACTCCATAAACTTCTCTTGGAAACTCTGCGTTAGGATCTGCTGTTGCATTTGTATTATCAGCAAAGTTTACAGCATCAATAAATTTAGCAAGGGTTCTTATTCTTGTAACGGTAGCTCCAGTAAGATCATTGCCTGCTGTAGTTTCATTAACGGACAAAAGAATAGCAGAAATAATTCCTGATCCTGGGATAATACCTGCATTGCTTACTGTCATTTTCGGACGAGGTAGTTGTCCTTTCTGAAAAGCAAAACCTGATACCTGTATAGGAAATCTAAGGTATGAATCTCCATCCCAAACTATTTCACCATTGGCGTTAAGACTACTACCAGCATGAAAACGGAAAATATCATTCGATCCATGTAAGGATGTTGATAGCTGCAATGTAAATAGTTCAATAATTGCAGAAGGATTTATAGATTGTAAATTACTGAATACTGCTGAATTAACTGACATTAGGATGCAGGTTCAAATACTTCTCTGAATGTAGCTTGGATCGTAGCTCTATTGTTATAAGGTATCGACTTACTCCAACTTTCGCAAACAAACTGTGATGAACTAGCTTCTCCAGGTGGTGTAAAAGTAAAACTAGCACTATCATTTGCTCTTGCATCTAAAAAAGTTTCTATCGTATCTGAGTCTGTCTCTGAAACATTAAAAGTAAAATTAAATACTTTGGGATTTTGATGTGCTGCTATTCCAAATAATATTCTGTGTTCATAACCATCAGCAAAACGAATAGTGCGTGTTAATGGTGCTGAGTTTTTTCTTTGTCCGTATGTAGGTTTTATTGAGGGGAAAGTAGCCATTATGAAAGTAAACCTCCAGGACGTTTCTGCTGTAATATTTCAGATTGTACTGCAACTGAGATAAGACGACCAAGCTCTCTACCTCTTTGTTCATCACCTTCAACAGAGGAACCAGAAGCATCTACGTTTACAACTACATTTGTAGAGCCTCTACCCATTTCATGATTTGGAGTAACTCTGCCCGTAACTCCTGGTGTAAATAATTCTGGTCCACGTTCTCCAACAATATAAGATTTATTTGGTTTGGTAACACCCCCATCAGCAAAAAAACCACCGATTCCTGGAATTGCTCTAAGTAAAGAAGTTGCTCCAAAATCTATTAGTTGCCTTCTAATAGATCCAAAGACACTATTTGCAACTTCACCTAAACTCATTGTTCCTGTTATAGCTCCATCTATAGCATCTACTAAACCTGACTGAATTGTATTTGCTATTCCTTGATAAAGATTACTAACTCTTTGAAGCTCTTCTTGTAAACGTAGAGCGTTCTCAAATTGTTTTCTTTCTTCCATATTAATTTCTTTATCAAATTCAAGAGCTTTTCTATCAAAATCTCGAAGTTTTTCTTGTATTTCAGCTTCTCTATTACCCATAGATAAAGATTCAGTTAAAAACAAATTTTTCTTTTCTACAGATCGAGTAATTTCATCATATTGAGCAGCCCTTAATTTTTCTATTTCTAAATTTTTACCACTTTTAGCTAACTCTTTCTTTCTTGCATCTATAAGGTTTTGTACCTTTCTTCTTCGATCTGATGCTTTTTTAACGGCTGATCTTCCTTTTCCACTAGCATCACCAATTCCTGCTAATTCTGCTTCTAGTCGTTGTAGTTCTGGATCTGTTTCTGAACCACCTATACGAGCAAGTCTTTCTGTCTCCTTTTTCCCTGACCCTGTAACTGTTCCTGCTGCTTTGGCTAATGCTTTAAAGAATGGAGCTAAAGCAACTTGCATTTTTGTCATAGCTAATTTAAAGCTATTACCAAGAGAACGTGTTGCTTCTGAAAATTCTTTTAAGTTCTTTACTCCTTTCTCCCCTATGGCTTGGTTCATTCTTTCTGTTACTAAAGCCAATGCAACCATTTTACCTTGAGATTTTTCTATAAGTTTTATTCTTTCTGCTTCTGCTGTTCCATTTAATCCTAATGAGACTGTAGCTTGTTCTATATTTGGATTTAATTCATTAAAAGCACTGGCTAAAGTGTTTACACTTGCGAATAATTGTTGCATCTGTTGAAGAACAGCAGTTGCAACAAGACCTCCTGCGAAACCACCCATCTGTCCACCAAGTAATGTTCCTCCAAAACCACCAGCAAAACCAGCAGCACCACCAACTAATCCTTGTCCAAATAACAGTGGAAACGCACCAGAAATTAATCCGCTTGATAATGCTGAACCAACACCTTTTGGATTTCCCATAGGTAAAGGATTCCTGTTACGACCTCCTCCTCCTCCTCTTAATCTACGAAGAAGAGCTATATTTTGTTTCCTAGCTTTAGTATTTTCAAGTATGGAAACTGTATCAAGATCAGTTTGACGAGTTAATCTTAAAGTGGCTGCTACTGCTGCTCTTTGTTTCTTTGAACCAATAGTCAAACTATTTGAATATTCTTGTAAGGCATCTATCGCTGCAAGTTGTTGATTTCTAGTCTTTCCAAAAACTCCTTTAGATTTATTAACTACTTTGACAAGATCCTCCATGTCTTGTCTATATTTTCGTAAATCATTACGAGCACCTTTTCCTCCTGCACCTCCTGTATTTCGAGGATTCATTATATCTATCTGTCGAATATTATCTACACTTTTTGTTAATGCTTTTACTTTCGTATTTAACCTATCAAGACCAGATTGCCCTTTAACTCTTAAATTAATATTTACACCATATTCTCCTGCCATTGGATTCGACCTAAAACCAAAACTTTATTTTAGTGTACCGCTTTTATTGTTTTCTTGCCCGTGATTTATCCTTTGCATTTTGTATTGCTTTATCTTCATATTCTCTTTTTAGTTCGTAATATGCAATCCAATTTATTAATTCTTCTTGTGATAACTTGTTAGTTAAATCAGTAACAGTTAAACCTAATTCAGTGGCTAAAAAGAAAATAAAGAACCAATCATTTTTAGCTTTTTAAATTTGCTTTCGCTTCCTCCAACTTATATTCAGATCCAGAATTTAACATAGCAAGTTGTATATCCTGTAAAGTTCCAGCATTTACTTCTCTTCTCAACGAAGCCTTATGACCATCTTGAAATAATCTTTTGCCATCTTTATCTAATGCTTTTGTAATCATTAAATTTAATGCAAAATCTTCACTTGATGCAGAATCTCCAGATTTAGCAACGATTGATTCTCTTTCTGCAATAGTTAATGGATTCCAATATATCTTTAATACTGTCTCTTCTCCATCTTTTAATTCATATACATATTTTTGGCTTACACCAAATTTATTCTTCAATAGTTCAATCGCTTCCATATTAATTTAATATAATAGTTATATTATACTTATATTAGGCATTAGCTGTAAATTGACAAGAAATAAGACCT